ACTAAAAAAACATTTGTCGGGTCTATGCCAATCAATCCTATAATCATATCAATCGAAGTCGCTTTAATTTCTCGATTGACTGCGCCAACAGAAAGTAGGCTACCTAATCCAGTGAATGAAATGCCATCCGCAACCACTGGAGCCGCAGCATTGCAAAATGTATAAGTTGCCGTAGAGGTTGTAAGTCTGACAAATTCGCCGTGGGTAATACTTGCGCTACTAAGCGCTGCCATAGGGGTACTCATTGCACATTCTCCCTAAAGACAAAATCCGCATCCCAATCGACAAACGCTCCGTTGGTCATGGGTCTTAGCGTGTACGTTGGACAAACTTCAGCGACTACTGAGAACGTGCAAGCAGATCCGACCGCAGTAAGCGTACCAACTGTCGGCGTTCCAATAATTGGTCGATGCAATGTTGCGTTAACGGTCGAGCCCGAACCCCTTAAAACTTGAGTCGTAATTTTGTAGGGGTAACTGCCAAGCTGTATAAAGTCGCCAGCCTTAAACACGATTGTAGTACTACTTACCGCTGGTAGATTACCTATGGCAATTTGTGTAGCGTTTCCAGCCGGTAATGATGCAAGGGTTAGTGCTGCCGCTTGAGCTCCGCTCAGTTCGCCTTGATAAACGGTGAACCACTGAAGGTTTGTGGAGCTAAATGTAATCGTTGCCGCTGTCTGCCGGTCGAGGTTGTCAATCGTCTGAATCACATCTCGAACCTGGGGATAGTAAAGAAATGAATGAGGTTTGACTGTAAACACCCAAGGAACGGATGTAACGTAAAGCGCCGTTCTTACTTGCCCTGATCTGGAATACTGCTGGCCGACCATCCGCCGGTTGTTAACCGTGATTGTTTGGCTGATGTCTAAAATGGTTTGGAAGCTCATGCTCTGCCTCGCGGTGAGAGCGATTTCTGCGCGTAGGAATTAGCCGCCCAGACCGCTCGATTGCTGCCCATGATTCTTTCCTCAAAAGACTTAACGTCGATTGCTTGTATGTTGTAGTTATTGACCGTTGATGTTCCGCTCATTGCGTAAGACGGAACAACCTGACCAGCCATGCTTGGAACAAATAATTCCGGTCCTCTTTCGCCCACAAGATACGGAGCGCCAGAGTTAACCGGACCGCCGCCTGCTCGCTTACCAAAGATGCTCCCAAGAACGGGAACATTAGACATAAAGTTTTCAAACAAAGATGGAGCGCCCTTCATGTCCGATTTGAAAATTGTGTCCAGAAACTTATCCAGCGAGCGGGAAGCCAGCTTTTGCATCAAGGAGGAAAGAGCAGACTTGAATGCTTGCGCGGCAGATTTGCCAGACATAAAAGCCTCAACAATGGTTGCGCCGATTGACTTATATCCATCACGTATATCTTCAAGAAGATCTAGTTCTTCGCTTGCCGCCTTTTTCTTTTCCATCATATCTTCTAGTTCTTTGTTAGCTGTAATTTCGGCTTGCGCCTGAACCTCATTAAGAACTTGCGCCATTTCTTTTTGTAGTTCGATTTCACGCTCAATTTGCTTCTGCCTTAACTCAAGATTAAATCGCCGCAAATCGTCCATCGCGGCCAGCTCTTGATTGGCTTCTTTTGTAAGCCTCATCATCTCTTCTTGTTGCTCTGCCTCCTCGCGTCGCAGACGAATAATCTCTTCCATCTTCGCAAGACCGGCTGGCCCACCTTGCTTTGCGGCCTCGAACCGCAACGCCGCTTCTTCGCCTTCTTTTAGCTTAAGAATCTGCGCGTCCAAGCCTTCAAGATAAGTCTTAAGCGCTTTTGCAGCAGACTCCGCGCCCGAGTCTTTTACAGCCTTTACCCTTGTTCCTGACTGCCTTCCGCCCTGCGTAACACCAACCACCGGAGCAGGAACCGCAGGCTCCTCTTCACCAAAACCAAGGAACTTTTTAACGCCCATGTACGCGTCACGCGCTTTACCCATCAGCGTTAGAAAGCCGATCTTTGCCTTCTCGGTCATTTGGTCGATAGCGTCGCCAATCTCACCGATAGCTAATACGCCCTTCTTTGCTTCGCCTGAGAACTTATCGGTATTCCTTGAAAGCTGGTCAATCTTAGTTATGTCAAGATTGCCAAACTGTTTTCCAAAAAGCTGCACTTGTAATCGAGCCCGTTCCGCGCCTGCACTCATGCCGGAAAGAACCGACGTTAGGTCTCGGAAGATGTCAATCTCTGGTCTTAACAAACCACCAGCGTCGGCAATACTTACGCCCAATTCTTTGAACAGATCGGCCTGCTCTTTTTGACCGTCAGCGGCAGCGCCAAGCGTTACCGAGAACCGATCCCACATCTGCGCGGCGTTATCGGCTTCTTTTCCCGATTGCACCATTGCGCTTTGAAGGGCTAAGACTTCCTCAATCGCTAAGCCCGAACCCTCAGCAAAATCATTAACCGCATCCGCAGCTTTGAAAAAAGACGTTGCAAATGCTCCCGCAGCGGCGGCGGCAAGCAACATAGGCTGACGCAACGCCCCCATCGCAGTGCCAAGCAAATTGACACTGACTTGCATTTCGCGGGTTTTGGCTTTGGCCCTGTCAATCTCTTGAACGAACTTTGCGCTCTCAAGACCTAGCGCGACTTGTAGGGCTGCGATTAGCTTACCGGCCATTGTTTCCCCCTAAGATGTCTAAAAACTCTGACTTGAACCCCGGCAGACTTGTAAACGCCAGGAAGTCTCGCTCTTGTCTTGTCATGTAGTTTGGAGGGATAAAATATTCCTCCAAATGCGGGAAAAACTCTCGACTCTTGATCGGGTTTTTAGACAACGCGTTATAAACAATCGCCATCAGATGCGAGATCAACATTAAGTTTTGTCTCGCGCCAATCATGCCATCGCGGTACATCAATTCTAACTCTCGGGTGGTCACTACATCAAGGCTTTCTATGACCTCGGGAGACTGACCGTTAAAGATCATTGCCGCCCGAACTTGCCGATATAGTGACCGCTTTAGTTTTTTTCGACTTCCTTGTAGTCTGGGTTTACTGCCTTTTCGATCAACTCCGTCAGATGCTTAATCTGCGCCGGCGAAAAGGCTTCGGAAATATCCTCGTAGGAAAGCGCAAAAAGCTCTTGCCCTTCCTCGAAACCGACTAAGTTGATAAGCGCAATCTCGCGCATGATTTCTTGAGCTTTAAACCGTGATGCTTCTTTTAGGCTTCGGCCCTCGACCACAATGTCGTCGTCTTTACGATCAACCTCGACAGATTTATTGATCTTGTAGAGTTTCTCAAACGTATCAACTAGCTTTGTGTATTCCTGTTCTAACAGAGCATCAGGAGGATTTTTGATCTTGCCCTCAAGCTCAAGCATTTCCTTCCTAGTGGGAAGATAAACCTTTAGCGCATGACCAGCAAAATCAATGTCTGCGTATTTCTGTCTTTGGAACGAAGAACCAAACTTGTCTTGTAATCTCATTTTCTAACCTTTGCTCGTTGTTTTGCCGCCCAAAGATCCATGTGAGCGCTCATGAGAGACGCTAACCGATCAAGCGCGGAGCTTGCCATTGATTGAAAACTATTTCGTATGAACGGTCTAGCAGGAACTTCTGCCGTACCGAATTCTATAGCCTCTGCTGCCGGCCTGTACTCACCTTTAGCATCTTTATAACCAACGCCAACATCGACAAACCCGAAAGCAACTGTGTCGCGGCTAAGATACTTTTTAGATTTGTCTTTACGCGTTGCAACCTTCGCGCCGTTGCGAACCTTGAGTTGTAACTTCCCAGTATCAACAGGAACTCTTGCGCGGATCGCCGCTTTTACGGGCTCCATCGCAGACTTAAGACCGGGAAGTAATGATCGCCTTGCTTTGGTCGTGCCGAATTCTTGAGCTAATTCTAAAAGCGAATCCTCAAACTCTCGGAAGCCCTTAACCTCAATCTTTCCCATTGGTCACGATCTTTTTGAAGATTAGATCGTTAAGACGAATCACATAATTTACAACTTCGTCTGGTGTCATATCTGGCGCATGATTCTCTGCAATCTTGTGGCAAAGGCTAATGTTGATGAGCCTTTGTTGAGGATACCCAAACCAGTTTTTAGAACCAGTTTGGGCTTGCGTGACTAAGTAAGCCAGCAGATCGTCACTCGCTCTTTGCATGAGCTCTTAGCACAGATAGACAGACGGCTTCGGCCCCGCCGGGGCTGGCTTCCTGTAGGGCGGCATCCACCTCTTGTAAGGTAAAGGGATGCCCTTTTGCCATTGCATGAAGGTCACCCCTGAATTCCGCCATCAGTGCTACTAATTCATCAAGTGTTGTTTGACCAGCCATATTGATTGCCTCGCGGATGAATCGTAAAAGTAACCTGAGCTTCTGCGCCTGGAGCTGGGTCAATCGTCCACTGTGATACACGGCCATTGAAGGCGTAGTTAACGATGTTTGTCCCATCTGTCGCTGAGATTACAAACGTACGGTCAATCGTACCGTTGTAAGCATCTGCGCGAAGCAAAAGAAGGTTTGTGTCTGCTGGATTCCATGCGGCCACAACCGTCATGGAAGTTGGCGCAGATTGAACTGGGATCTTGTCAGATTGACGCGAGCCAGCGACCGAGAAATTAGCAACCGCATCGTCTTGACCAAACGCCGGAATCGCTTCCACTGGAACCAAGTTGCCAGAGACAGCGATTGCAGAGGTCGAAGCATAGACGCTAAGGTTTGCGGTAGTTAAAACAGTGGGCGCAGCCCCCGGCTGGCAATATAGCGAGGCGCTGAAGCCGGGTAAAACTTTATTAGGAAGAGCCATTTTTCACCTCACGAAGGAATGTCCAAAGTTGAATCCAAAACAATCTGGTGTAGCTTGCTGTCATTATCGTATGAGTGGAAAAGCCAATCAACGTCTACTTTTGCCACAAAAAATAAGCCGCCAAATGTTCCCTGATAGCCGTGGAGCGCGTCGACAATCTGCTGAGCCTTTGAGTAACAGTTCGCCATTTGCTGAGCAAAAACTGTCGCTTGAAAGACAGGTCGGTCTATACCTTTTACCGACTGCGGCCCTGTGTAAACCGGCTGATGAACATCTCTTAGCTGCCAAGTAACAAATGTCGGTTCGGTTGCGAAGTTGCGGTTGAACACAGCATAGACCGGCGTGGGTGTACAAACCGTCGTTAGCTGCGTCTGTATTGCCTGAGCATAGGTAACGGCTGAATTTTGGCCCATCAGACTGCAACCGTTGGTTCGTTACGGTAACAAGTAAACGTTACCCACTGCCTATCGTCATGCTCGTAAACCTCAGCAATCCGCCAAGACTTGTCTCGGAAGGAAATGCTGTAAGCCTCTTGAGCGTCTGAGATCGTTCGCATATTTGGCGTGTAATTAACCGTGAACTCAATCATGTTGTCGTACTGCCGAAACTTCTCAAGCGTTCGAATACGGTTATGTACAGACTTGGTTTTTGCTCGCGTCTGAAACCATGCAGTCTCTGTCGTTGTTTGCTCGCCAAGATTGGTAAGCCCAAACGTCAGATTGTTGATGGTGATCTGATCGACGCGTAAAACCATCACATCACCAAAGTTTTGTATGGTCTTAACAACTGGTCAATCGCCCAGGGAAGCTGATACTGCTTAGCCTCAGATATGGCAGACCTGTTATTGTAGAAATGCGTAAGAAGCATGAGCCCCGCTTGCTTAACCACAGGATACTGACCAATAACACTGCCTTGTAGCGTGTACTGGCAGAGCATCGGAGCGGTCATGTAGGTGTTTACGTTGTTGGGAACCTCGAAAAGAACTAACTTGTTTCCCGTCGGGTCGTAGTAATACTGCGAGCTTGCAATCGTCGTGAGAACCGGAGGGTTTAGATCGTTGTAATACTTGACCCAGTTAATCGTCACGCCGTTTTGCGAAACCTCGGGAAGATCCAGCGAAACCGGAGCTGCCATCAAACCCGAGATCAAGTACGAAGCCTGATACGTTACATTGAAGATTGGAACACCTAAATAATCCTCAATTGCCATCCGCGCTGCCAGCTCAAGCTGCGACAAAAACTCGTCTTGAGATTCATCCGCAAATAAATTGAGCTGATTGGTGATTTCGTCGAGCGTAAGCCATTGCGTAACCGGATCGCGGGTACTTTGAATGACTTTCGAGTAGTTGAACGGGTTTCTTGAACCCGCTCCGAAATTACCTTGTAGCTGACTTGGCATGTTAGATTCCGATCAAACGAACACCAGCGGTTACATCGCGCACAGTCGAGACTAAACGCTTTTCAGCGTAGATCGTAATCGTCCCAGGCTGCGTCTGTTCCATGCGTTGCAGCGTCATCTCTGAATGGTCAACGATCCAGAAGAATCGCGGCCAATTTGCAAGATAGATCGGAGAAGCGCCAGTTGCAGGAGCATCTAAGTACGGATTCACAATAACCGGCCAGCCCATAATGTTTACACCTGGGCCTTCACCTTCTTCGCCGGTTTCAACCAGCGTATAGGAGTTGCCGCCATGCGTATATTTGCGAAGGGTTTGCAGCGCCGTTGGGTGCATCATCCACGCAGTTCCGGGCATTCTCCAAAATTGGCCTGGAAGAGCGTTGGCAACATCAACAAGGCTTTCCCATTCGATGCCGCCAGCATGAGCATAGCCAACAGTGTTAAGCGTATGGATGCCGTTTGTAATTGCGGTTCCTGAACTACCATAAGCGGCAGTAGAACCCGCTGTTCCTGCGTACATCTTGAGACCGCGTAAACCGCTAGTCGCGCCTGTGCTTGTTGTTGTCGATCCTGCTTGATCGTTATTGATAGCCATTGATGCGGCTTCGATCTGGCTAAATTCCATCGCAAGATCTTCGGCTAAAGCAGCATCAAGACCATTAATATCGTCCATCGCTGCTGCGCGGATAGGCATCTGAGCGCTGATAACGCGCATCGGAAGCTGCCAAATGCTCGTGGCAATGTTTGGCGAACCTGAGTTAGCGTTTACCGTGTAGCCCCAGGGGTTCGTACTGTTTGCAGCGTTACCCGTCTTGACCACAAATTGAATATCCGAATCTGAGGTCATCGTCTGGTTAGCGTAAACCCGGAAAGGGTTCCAGTAACGCAGACTTGCAAAAACATCTTCGTTGAATACCCGGCCACCAACGCCGGAGCCCGAGCCCGTAAGGGCTGAGGCTTCAGCGAGGTTCACCTTGGCTTTGCCCTCGTGGAGAGCCTGCTTAAGCCCTTCTAAAATTACCTGTCTCATAGTCTCTCCA